TCTTAGTCTGAACTTCTTGAGGCATTAACTGTGCTTCAACCATTAATTTCTGTGCTTCAGCCCTATTTTGCTCTGCTTGAGTAGTATTTACAGCAATTTGAGCCTGTGCCGATTGCATTGCCAACTGTGCTTGCGCCTGTTGCATCTGTTGTGCTTGTGGATCAGGCTGCATCATCTCATCTAACTTAGCCATCAACTCCATACGGTTAGACAAACTGCTGTTTCCAACTATTCCTTTAAGCAAAATAGGAAGAACAGGGGTATTTGCACCTAGAGTCTGCAACAAACCAATGAATTGCTGCTGTTCATACTCTCTGGCAATGATGCCAAGGGTTGCTGTAGGGATGAAGTTCATATCAACAGAGGGATAACGCTCTGGATCAAACTGCATGAACCTGAAAGCAGCCTTCTTGATAAATGGAATCAAGAAATCTTCTTGGAAATTCACCAATGTGCGCTTGTATTTTTTGATGATGGAGGCAACCGCCATCGACATACCACCACCATCACGACTAGCTTGGCTAATCATGCCATTGGAGTCTAGAGTTCCTGTTGCTTGTAGCAACATTCGCTCAAAGTCTTTGGCAGTTGCAAGGTTGTTCGGGTCAGTAGCACCAAACTTGAATGGGAACAAAATCTCGCTAGGCGCACCATTGACCAGAATAGCTTTTCCGGGCTTTACCTCGAACTTCATACCACGGGGCAAGCGAGTTGCATCCATCGCCATCATGGGAGAGGTACTCAGTGCCAGTGAATCTAAGTGGCTGCGGGTCTGTGCATCAATGGCCTTTTGCATATTAAATGCTTTTTCCACCGTACCACGACCCAACAACCTGTTTGGCACAGTATCGTCTTGGTAAGACAAAACTGGCCTGTCTTTCATCATGTATGGATTTTCTTCAGCCTTTAAGAGCATTCCATCATTGGCAATCACGATAATGGCCTCAACCATGTCTGTGTAGTCTTCTGCCGTTGAATTCTCAGGGAACAACTCAACAATATCCTTGTTCTCTTTCATGTTCTCAAGGTACTCACGGGGAACTAATCCATAGTAGGTCAACAAAAGAACCTTTTCATCTTGGTACTGGCTTACTTCTTGGGTAGGCTCAAGGTCAGTGTCTTCACTGGTAGTACCAATGTCCACCTTACGGTAGATTCCACGCTCGATCCCTTGCACAACCTTATGAATTGAAACGTATTTTTCAATAGCCACGCCCATACAGTCATCAATGCTTGTGCCGTTAGGGTCAAACAAGAAGTTCTTGGGGTTGACAGGCATGATCTTGACAGAAATTCTGTCTCGTTCCATCACACCAATAGCTGCCTGACCCTGCTGATTAGGAATAGGTCGAGTCGATGGAACATACTCTTTTTCAGTCTTGACAACAATCTCACCTATGCCTGTGCCATAGATTTCAGCCATCAATTCGATCTGGTCGATAGCTTTTCTGATTTTGTCTTTCTTGAAGTCCTCAGTAAGTTGAGCCTTAATCATCTCAACATCAATAGGATTCCCATTTACATCTTGGATATTGTCTTCAATGTCAAAGAAGTCACCTTGTCCAAATATGGCTTCCATGATCTCAGCGTGACGAGTCTCGACTGCTTGTTGAGTAGCAGGAGTTACGATTCGGCTGCGTTCTGATTCACGGGTTTTATCTTCAGATGCCCATTGACCACGGAAGATACGCTCGTATTCCAGCCAATCAGGGAGAAAGTTGGTGTCTCTATAGTCACGCCATCTATTGCAATGGTCAGTAACAAAATCGGTCAGTTCTTTATCAGCCTCAGTAGGCTCATAAAACTCATTCTGTTCTAGTTTGACTTCTTTATTTGTTGCCATAGTGTTACCTTATTGATGATCCGATTGTATTTCCAAAGGGGTCGGTGTACATAGGAAGAGTTTCGTAAGAATTCTGGTACTGGTTAATTGGCTGCGCCAGCAAGTCAGGTAGTGCAACTCCCATAGCCGTAGCCGTTGCTACATCCTTGCGGAATGGGTCAAAGGCTGCAAAGCGGGAGCGCACATTAGAGGGGTCAGTAATTACACTTTCAAGACCACTCATATTTCTGCCAGCATAACCAGCATCTGCAAGAGCCTGAGTGGTTCTTTTTTTCCACTCTGCAACGCTAAAATTAGGATTTTGAGCCGCCATTTCTTGGCGTATGGATTCGGCAATATTCATCGCAACATCATCATCTGCAAGTTTACCTCTAGCCACTAGCGGTAAAACTCTAGCATTTCCAGCGGCATTCAAGCTAGTATATTTTTCGGCATATTGGGAACTTGGACTGACATACACGCCAGCACCTAACTTACCTTGTAGTGATGGTCGAATACTTGCAAAATCAACATCAGTTGCATGATACAGAGGATTATTAACATCAAACCCCATAGCCGCCGCCCTCATATCTGGCGTATTGGTAGCTGGCAAACCTAGACCACCTTGTTCAACTGGCAATGCCGCCCTTTGCTGTGCAAGGTCTAATGCGGCTTGTTGTGGGTATTCAAAATTGGTGTTGTATCCATACTCATAAGGGTAACCCTCAGTGGATAAAGTCTTAGCTGGCACTTTTTTACTAATGATCTCGTATTCACCATTCAATGTACTTTCACCATGTTGCTTTGCATACGCCTTGCTAGTAGATACCCAATCACCACTATTAATGTCTTTTACACCTTTGGGTACTGCCCTAAATATCTCTACTTCAGCGTTAGGTTTCCCCCTAGCTTTTAATGCGGCAATACGCCATTCAGAATCAACTAACCTATCACCAAGACCATACAACTGCTTACCCTGCTGAGAGTAAACATCTTCTGGAAGAATCTTTGTCAAATCATCAAGTGTTGCGCCATAGGTTTTTGCATTCGGGGCTAAATGACTTCCGCGATAACCCAAGTCTTTAGCAGTCATACCCACAGGGTTATAAGCATCTGCATATAGTCTAGCTAACTCTTGTCCTTGAGGACTCATTAAGCCTTTTACGCCTTGGGACGCAACCTGTGCATTTAACTGGTTAAGGTATCTGGCACGATCATTTGCATTGTTAACAACTTGTTCAGTGGATGCCATAGGATTGGAGACAACATCTCCTAGAGTGCGCTTCAACGCATCTGCCCTAGAGTAGATATAGGGTAGAACTCCACCTAATAATCCAGTTGCCATCTAAACTCCAGAAATAATGTCCACGGGTGTCCACTCGTCTTCATCATCTGCCTCAAAGTATGAGGTTATAGACAACTGATCTATATAACTTAACGCATCAGGAAGATCGTCATGCACCCCCTGACTTGGGTACATAAGCAACTGGTCAACGAACTCAGACCAATCCTCTTCCTTATTAAGCACTATTCTGCCATGCTCAAAGCGTCCTTGCAATGCCCAAATGATGCGGTCTGACTTCTTGCGATTCCCATGCGTCAAATCCACAATATGTGCATATATGTTCGATTTTCGCATTAAATCAGACAAATAGGGAAGTACCGCATTCTTCAACGCCCCACGCTCAATCCCAATGCTCAAGGGGCGGTACTCCCTGATAGCCAGCAGTATATTCGCCGCCGTAGTCCTAATGTCCCACCGCCCAAACTCAATCTTCTCAACATACCACTTGCCGTCCTCTGTGACTTTCACCACCGCAATGGCACTCTGGTCAAGACGCTTCTTCGAGTTGGCAGCTTGCTTCGCAACCTCCTCAAACCCCGCTAAGTCCACCGCTATGAAGTAACTTCCCTGTTCAGGTATCTCCCCGTACTTCAGCCATTCTTCCTTGAAGACATCGCTCCCCGCATTGTCAAAACTGGCAAGGTATTCCTGCTTGAAAGCAAAGGTAGATAGGGTTTTCTTTGCGCTTTCGATTTCGCTAGGGTCTATAAGAGGGTTGTCTTGGGTAGTAAAGTGCCAGCTTTTCCAATCCTTGTCTTCTTCCGACTGCCCTAAGTTATACAGGTCATATAACCAATTTCGTCCCTTTGGTGTCGATATGAACAGGGCTTTACCCTTTTTATCACTCAATGACGCACGAATCACCTGTTCCCAAGTCTCAGGCTTAATGTCAGCAACCTCGTCCAGTACCGCATATGTCAGACTGATACCCCGTAAGGTATCTGGTCTGTCTGATCCCCTTACATATATCTTTGCACCATTAATCAAGGTGACTTCCATGTTGTTCACATGGCTAGACTGAATGATGTCTCGCCCAATGTCCAGCAGTACATCCCAAATGATCTGCCTAGCCTGACCCTGAGTAGGAGCAACGTAAAGAACAGCCGATCCAGCAGGGCAACTCAAACCCTCTATTAATAGTGTCGTTACCGCTAACCTAGACTTACCGCACCGCCGTCCAGCTACAACAACCTTGAACCTCGTCTTGTCGGCGTAGACTTCCTGCTGCCACGGGAGCAGGGCAAAGTTCAGGTCAGCCATTCTTAGCCTCTATGTCTTGGATGTCATCTGGCTCTGGATCAATCACCGTAGTACTCGCCGCTGGTGCGCCGATCCCCGTAATATTAATGGTGACCGCACTCCTCTGGCCTTTATCCTTGTCAAACATACTCACTGGCAACGTCCTGTCCACGCACATCTTGATAGCCGCCATCTGTGCAGGGTGGTTGTCGTTCAACGCAATGGAGATCATCTTCTCCACAACATCCTTACCACTCGACCTGATAAGCATATCCTTCAAGTCCTTGATCCTCTGGCTGTCAGTCTTGGGTAACGCAAGTTCAGGATTCCTTGCGTACTCCTGTATCTGACGCTTTAAGCCGTAAATACCTTTAGGTCTGCCAGCTTTCTTCTTCTCTAGCTGCGCCTGTGGCTCGTCTTGGATGTCGTCAATCTGTTCTATCTTCACGATTATCCTTGTGCGTTGTGGGCGTGATAGGTGGGGACTATAGCAAATTAGTAGCCGATATGGTAAATTTATCAGTGTTGGCGCATAGTACCCGAATGATTTCCCTTAAGGTTATCTAATTACTAATTCGGAACTCCCTGCGCCAACACCAACACGCATGGGGATTGACTCTAGGGACTACTGGGGTAGCGCAACAGTCTCCAGCCGTGTTGGTGGGCAGCGTGTCGGCATCGCGGGAGTTTCTTTGTTGTTGAATTGCGCCCTAATCCTGCCTTATGGAAACCACCAACACCCCCTTTTTTTCGTAGCGGGGAGTGGGGGCTTCGCCTATTTTCCTAATTTAGCTTTTTCGGTGGGGCGGATGTACCTGTAAATTTGACCGCCGCCGACCTCCCCCTCCCCCCCATCGAAAAGTTATCCACAGGCAAATTGCCAGATGCGAGTTATCCACAGGCAACTGTGGATAGTGTGGATAACTTCTGTAAGTTGTTGATTTTGCTGTAGTTTTTCTGGACGCTTACAAACTGCTGACAAAATCCATTTAATACAATGTCCATTATGTTAACTCAAAATCATAGAAAGTATTACTGATCGGTGCATTCTGAGATGCAAACTGCAACCAGACTGTGCATATGTGGATAACTTCGATGCCGATCTGTGGATAACCTGTGGATAACTTCCAGATCGGCGGGTTGGCAACTGGCGGAGGCGGGGAGGGAAAGAGGCGGATGGTGCATTATTGGGGAACTTGATTACTTTAAGTCATAAGGACTTTTAGTTATTACAATGGCATTCGTTATGCACTTCTAGTTTCTCGTAAAGCCACGCTAATCTTTGCTACGGTAATGCCTCTAATTCGCCTTAGAACCGCTTACAAGAGGCTTTTCTAGGCTTTCCTTATCTACCCCTAAGAAATCATATAAATCCATCTCTGGTCGGTATCCGCAATTCCAGAGGATTTGATAGGTATCCAAGACATTCCTAAACCCATCAGAGATATTGCCATCCCCAGCACAAGCTAGGATTAGTTTATCTGGCATGGTCAATTCACGGTAGAACCAGCGAGAGTTAACGCTTGGCGGTCTACCATTACGTCTAGCCATTACTTCCTCTTAGGTAAGTTAAACAGTTTCGGCGCATCACCACCACCGTAGACGGGTTCGAGGTCATCAACCATATCGTCAAAGCCTGAGCCTTTGCCAAAGTCCTCACCAGCCTTGAACCTCTTGACCTGTGCGGTTGGATCAAACGCTTTTGCCTTGATGATGAACTGAACTGCTGGCTCGTTGATGATTACCTCAAACTCTTCCAGAGTCCAGATGGTTAGGTCTTTGCGTAGCTTTTGCAAATCAAGGCAATCGTTTATCGTTTCTGTAACTGCCATGATCTGACCGTTTTGGGCTTTCCATTCAACGAAACGAATATTCGGGCTTTGGTCGATCTCATTATCTTCACCCCATTTTTCCAGATGGTCATAACCTTTGACCATACCTGTGATTGCTTTACGCAGCCGTTCAATGTCTTTGTGATCGATGGCATCCCAAACCCTAGCCATCTGACCCCAAAACCTCTCCCTAAACTCACTGTCAACTAAAGTAATCAGTCGATCAACTCCCCATTTCTGATGATGTTTCTCTTTCCTGACCTCCAGTTCCATAAGTGCAGCATTCGATTCAATCTCCCAAGGTGTTGCCTGACGCTTAGGCACTTGAACATCTGGAACATCTTTTCTTGAACGTGATTTAACCATTTTCAATTTCCTTTAAAAGAAGCGACAAAGAGACAAAGGGACATGAGACAAACCCCTTGTTATAGACAAGGGGAGGTTTGTCCCACCCTCATCGGCGGGACACTTTGGGACATTGTCCCACTTTGTCTCGTTTGTCACTGTATAAATACACATATCAAAAAGCCTCTGAACTGGACTTCAGCCAGACCCAACCAGACCCAATTACCACCTTATTTACGCTAACAAGTCTCTCCCTTGCACGAAGCCAAGCCTTGCGAAAAGAGTCCTTATCCTCATCGGTACAACCTTTCATGCTCCAAAACTCTGCTCTCCAATCATCCAAAGTCACTCCATACCTACTAGTACCATCTACTTCACGATATGAGCCTTTAGATTTAATTGCTTTAATCAACGAATCAATCTCAATACGCTGATTCAAGCCAAAGCCAGCATTATTTTTACTGGCTTTTGAGTTCCCACCAGCAATGTCTGGGTTGTGCCTAACTGCCAACGAGGTCAATGCTTCAAACCCAAGGTCTGATGTTCCGATCTCCACCAGCACGATCTCTATGCCCACTTCGATGGAGTCAGACCCATCTTTCTGTTTTGACAGTTTTAGGATTGCGTTACCTATGACGCTAGGGTCTGCTGAGTTGATTACACTGTCTTGCCGCTGTATCTCAAGCACGGTATCGCACCCACCCAAAAGCGAACTATGGCCTCGCAATCCCTTAGTGATGTCCTTACCTGTATGGTGAATCACCATCAAGGCGCACTCAAATAGCTCTTGCAGCTTGCCTGTTTGGGTGATGAACCCACCCATATCCTCAGATGATGACTCGTTGAACTCACCGCCAGCCATACGCATTAACGTATCCAAGATGATGATTTCAAGGGGTTCACCTATCTCAGCTATCAGGTCGTTGATGGCATTGAGGAGTTCTATAAAGTCTTCGGGGCTTGATCTAAGGTTGAGTTGCGCTCTAATGATGTACAGGTTTGCGCCATCTGGACTCTGATTTTGTATCTTGCAAGCCTTTACCCTTGCGCCCATACCGCCGTGACCCTCACCCGATATAAATAAAACAGCCCCTTTCTTGGGTATTTTGTAGCCCATCCAATCTCTGCCTGTAGCAATTGCTTCAGCTAAATCCAAGGCAATGAATGACTTCCATGAGGCAGGGGGTGCGTACAGGGCAACGAAACTACGTTTTGGAATAATTGACTGCACGAGCCACTCAACTGGCTCATCCTTGATTGAGTCCCAAGACTCGACCAGTAGGCGAGGTTTCTGTTCTTTTATATCAAGGTTACTGTGGTTTATCTGTTCTTGAGATAACTCTTGTAACCTTTGCGGGGTCTGAATATCGGCTAATGAGGTTACAACAGGACAGGCTCTAGCCATCAGAGCGAGATTCTGCCTGTCACCCTCATACTTTGTGACCCACTCGAAAGCGTCTTCTTTGGGATTAGAAAGATTCAAATCCAACACCCTGATGCTCTTTGCGGATGGTAAGAGTGACTCAACTATTCTATGGGTGTAATTCCACCCTACTTGATCGTTATCTGGCACTATGACGACATTTGCGCCAGCAAAGTATTGGTTAAGGTCAGGATTCCAACCTCCTGCACCCGCATGAGATGTTGTAGCTACTACCCCAAGACTGCATAAGCTATCTGCCGCTTTTTCACCCTCAGTTATATATATGACTCTGCCATCGGCAACTGCTTGGCGCAGTTCGGGGAGTCTGTAGGGGATGATGCGGCAGTCACCTAACTTCCCGACTCGACTACCATCGGGCATAACCCGTAAGGTCTTGTATGTCTTTCCCTTGATGTCATTGGTCTTATATCGTTGCTTGAGAAAGAGGGAGATGCCATCCTCGTCAACGTAATGCCATTCATGCTCAAGTGTCATGGCCTGTGAACTAGTAGGTATTGGCTTGATGCTTGCTAGGTATTCTGGTCTGTCTGGTAGCTGTGGGAGTATGCCCATATCCTTAATGGTACTGAACACTGTGTGCTGGTCACAGCCACCGTGACATTTGAAGAGGTAATTCCCGTCAGTTGATTCGGTGATGGACAGGGATGGGTGCTTATCTCCCTTGCCTTGACCGTGATCGGGTACAGGGCATGATGCTAGGTAACCGTTGCCTACTTTCTTTGCGTTACCCAAGATGGACGCTATTTCTTGTGCTGACATTTGGTATCTTTATTCAGGGGACAAAAAAACCAGAGTTCTCCCCCGAAAACTCTGGTGCTGGTTAGTTCAGTGTTTAGCTGAACATCTCATCATCATCCATTGCTGGTGTAGGTGCTGGTTTTGCCTTGATGGGGCTAGGTGCTGGTTTGAGGGGTACAGGTGCTGAGATTTCGGGGTCAAAGCCGCCTGAGTTGTCATCTGACAATGCTGCGGGTCTTGCTACCCAACCCGTTACGTTGAACTCAGGTACACGAGTGCTACCTTTACCAACCTTTTCGGGGCGTGAAGACTTGTATTCAACCACGGGCAACTTACCCGCATTGGCAGCAGCTTGTGCAGATACTTGCTTGTACAGAGCTTCAAGTCCCATGTTTGAGCCAGCACCATTTGCAGACCATTCTGCGACACCCATAGTCTTGTTGTAAAAGATGACCTTGAAGCCTCGCTTATGTTCAGGTGTAGGCTGTGCGCCTTTGCGTCCTAATGAGTCATCAGCGATGAACTCAAACTGTCCAGTTGCGATGAGCATCCAACCAGTTTGCACATTGTCGATGTCAAAGACAAACTTCTCTAAGATGAACTCGCCATCTTGGTTTGACCATGCGTTTGCTTGTGGGCTGAAGCGGATGTAGTTACCGTTACCGCCGCCTGAGTTACTGAGGTTTAAATTCACAATGTTTCCTTTTGAAAGTTTTAAGAATGTGACAGATGTCACGGTTGGGGGATTGGGGTTGGGATTATTGACTGAGACTCTTGTCTCTGGCAAGGGTCAATCCTGAAGATATGCGGGAAGTTAACGTATCAATCAAGCCTTTACGGTCTTTCGGTAACAGTTTCTCTGCCGCCGCAGGAGTGATAACTTCCTGCTTTACGACTTGTTCTATCTTGAGTCCAAGGCCAAGTAGTGCGGGGACTACTTCAGATTCTTTAGTCCAAGAGCGTAACGCTCTCTTAGGTGCAAGCTGCCATCCATCAATCACTGCACCAGACTCCATGCGTTTAAGGGCATGATCTCGTACTGCCTTGATGTAGTCCTCAACCATATCAAACTTGGTCAGCAAGACACTGATTTGCTCTTCTGTAAGCATCTCTACGATTGGTGCTGTAGCTACAGTCTCAACGATATTTGCTTGTGCAGGACAGATTGTTTTAGCAGGACAGTACTGACAGGCAGAGTCAGAGGGTACGGGTTGGAATGCAGGGTTCAGGGAATTATCAATAGCAGGGATCAGGACGTAATGCTCCCAATCTACGAGTTCCTGAGTTGTCATTGAGAACTTGCGATTCTCACCGTGATGGGGTTGGATGATCCAGAGTTCTACCTTGTCAATGTCTTGGTAGATATGTTCATCTTCTAGTGCAGCTAATGCATACAGGCGTAGCTGGTCATTGTCTTCAGAGACATAACCTCTGCCTGTTTTCAAGTCTGCAATGATGATTTTGCGCTTCTCTTTGCTAATGCCGATTACATCAGTAGTACCGCCTACCTTGACCTTGCTAGTGTCTTGGTAGGGTAAGAACTTCTCGACTATGACTGAGCCTTCTCCCAACTCATCCTCAATAGCCCAAATAGCTTTCAAATGCTCAAGTGCAAACTCACAGTTCTCCTCAGTCATCAAGATGCCCTCATAGACCTTGCCCTCAAACTTCATTGGGTCTAAGTCACGTTTGAAGCAATGCTCTGCCAAGGCATGAATTGCAGTTCCCATCTTCGCCGCATCGCCGCCCTCAACGTAGGGCATGAGGCTTGAGAGTCTGGCAGAGGCGGGACAGGCAATCCAACGGGCTGATGCAGAGGCTCTGAGATTTAATTGTTTGACTGCCATGATGTCCTTTCAGTGTGATGGTGATTGATTAAAAGTTGATATGCAAGTTGCCTGATTTCGTGAGTAGCTGAATGCCCCAAGTCTTCAGGGTCAAGGAGTTGTTTCAAGAAACCTATGGTTGCAAGGTTTTGCTTTCGTTCCTTTTCGAGTTCAGAGGCAAGCCAGACGATATGCTCACGCATAGCTTGACGTTCTTTATCTTCCATTGCGATACCCCCAAAGTGCAATCAAACTGGCATCTGATCTGCCATCATCCTTGACCCTCTTGAACAGGACTAAGTCACGAGGGAACAACTCCATAGCCCTAGCCCGTGACCCATCCTTACCGCCTACAACTCCCATAGCTTTGATCCAAGTCTGCGGAGTCATAAGGGTTGTCTTAATGCGTAGGGCTGTAAGTGATCCCTCAACGACCCCAAGGCTGCGGGCTAGACTAAAGACACTGGTAACGCCTTGCCCACTCATAGCAAATACCTTTTCTACATAAGCCTCAGTAGGGTCAAAGTCTTTGATGATGTCAACGAGTTCAGGCACTGACACCTGACGCTTGTTCTTACCGTTGCGGGTTAGGGTGACTGTAGGCATATCCTCAACCCTTACCAACTCACCATCAACCACAAGGGCAATAGCACCGTTCAAACCGCAATCAATACCAATGGTGCGCCTAGTCATGCAAACCTCTTAAAAATGCGTGACCAAATGTAACCACCACTAACTTTTGCCAAGAATTGCAATGCAACAATCTCAAGCATCAACCCACCAAAGGCAATAGTTGGAAAGACAACAGAGTCAACCAATGCGCCAGCAGTATTTGAGCCATTGACACGCACCATCCAATCCTTGCCTTTAAGGTACTGGTACGCAACCGCATCAGCTACCATCGATAAACAGAATGCCGCCAAAGATGCAAATGCAATCATGCCTGTTGCTGGATTGATGGCATAAGAAACAATGCTGGCAGTAGCAATCAACCCGCCCATCTTTATTGCTAAGTTGTCACCCTCCCAAAGATCGTGCAGTTTGTCTCGCAAAGACAAGTCTAATCCGATCAAGACAAAGGCATTGACAAGGCTAAACCAGACTCCTAGCCAAGCAACCAAAAGATTTGCGGCAACCAATGCAGCAATGTAAATAAATGCGTAAATCATAATAAAACTCCTTGTTCTACTTGGTGAAAACTCCAAACTGGTGGGGCATTGTGCGCCTCAATCCTACTTCTCATAACTTGCGCTCTTGCCTCTTTAGTTGGTGGCGGGTAATTCCCATTTCTCCACTTCCCATCCATCCCAACATTTCTAGCAATATTTGTGGAGTCAGCAGAGCAAAATGGCAACTTGGTAAAGATGGCAGGGTCAAGCATTCTCAAACCATGTAACTTGCATGATGGTCTGCCTTGGTCATCACAAATAATTCTCATGGCTTGACCAATTTTTGACCACCATTGAAAAGTTCCAATGGTTGAATATTCACCTGAACTACCAATGCAGACCCGAACATAGGTGTTCGCTAATTGCTCAAGCCTTTCAAGTGATTCATGCATATGCCAGACAGGTGCGCCAAACCAATTTGGTAGTGGGTTGTCACGCAATAAAGCATCATTGTCCTGCTCTGTGCCATCAATGACATCAGGCAAAACAGCAAAATCGCATGATGGTACTTTCTTGAGGTTCAATGCCCAATCGTAGAAAGGTTGCCAATTTGCAACAGGAGTTCCTGACTTCCATGCACTGAATGCACCATTATCAATTGCAAATGATTGACAGACATCTATCGCAGTTGATAGTTGATCTGGATGGGCAAAGGAAACAAAGGCATGACCAGCCTGTACAGCGTAGTTTGCAACAGGGGTTGGAGTGATGGGTAGCCCATGATAGTGAATCAAGAAATTAACCCCTTAATCGCCTTAAAACGAGCCTGAATCAGGGAATTCACCGACTCATCTAGCCGCCTGATAGTGGTGACAAGTGGTATGGTTTTACCTGTGGCGTATCTGGAGACTTGAGCAGGGTGAAAGCCAGCATGACGAGCTACATCGGTAATGGTGTAGCCAGCCACTTCAGCCTTTTCCTTAATGTTTTCAATGGTTTGCATAGTTTGTGTTGTCATAGTGGGGAGGAGTCTAAAGACTTTTAATCCATTGGTCAAGCCCTTTGTGATTGAATAGTTGATTAAATTGTGGGGGATTAGTTATAGGGGAGTTGACAAGGTAGTTAATCGGTATATGATTCACTACATCAACAACGCAACCCCAAGGAGATTTCAAATGACAAACGCAACACAAACAACTGCTCAAGAAGAACTCAACATCAATATGTATGGAGTCGCTGATATTGATGCTTATGTGGAATTTGTCAAAGAATCCATCACATACCAATTCACAGGCGCAAACATGGTTGTGGCTGGCCTGATGTCTGATGCTCAAGAATTGATTGCTGGTGGAGCACAAAACAGCAGTCGCCAAACACTCAACATTGCCAAGCACATTTTGTTTTTGATCATGGATGGCGAATTGGTTGGCACTGTAGAACGCAAGTAAACCCAAGGGGGCATAGACCCCCAACTTTAAGGAAAACCATGTACCAAATTGAAGAATCAGAAGCAAACGAGATACGTCTTGAAGCCATGTACCTCAGACGTTACAACAACCAGTTGCTCAACCACCCTGACTGCCGTGACCCAGACCACCCAACCTGTGAACTCTGTGAGGAGAATGATGATGACGCTTAAAGAAACCTTTCAAGCCACAGTAATCGGCTTGATCCTGTCTATCCCTTTCTTTATTGAGATTGCAAAGGAGTTGGTGAAATGACACCCCTACAAGACTTCTGCCAAGAACCTCGTTCAATGGAAGAACTTGAAGAGGCTGAATTCAAGCCTCATAGCGTCTACAACGCCGTTAAAAGAGGTGAACTCAAGAACACCAAGGCAACAGATGATTGGGGTCGTAAGACGCATGGTAAGGGTCTGTTCCTGTCCACCGTCACCATTGCACCCATGAACTTCACCGCCTTGCAATCAGCATGGAACACACAACCACAAGGAGAGACAGCATGAGTCTGCATAAAGAATTAAAAGAACTGGTTACCAAGATTGCACCTACCAAAGACATTGCTGGCGGGTTCATGACCCGTAACGACATCATCCAACTGATTGAAAAGGTAGCTGATGAGGCATCCTTGCTAGGTTGGATTCATGCAGAAACTATGAGCCGTAAAAGGTTAGAGAATAAGATTTTGAGACTTGAGCAGGAAGTTGTGATTCTTAAAGGCCAACTCAAAGACGCTGAGTTAGAGTTGATTGTGGCAGCCGCCAAATGAGCCACTTGAACAAAGTCATCTTGGCTTTGCTTTGTGCTGGCGCACTGTTTTACTTTGATTCAAGGGAGAAAACTCATGTTGGAAACAATCTTTTGGGTACTGCTACTGACTCTATTCGGATTCGTATTGGGGGTATCAGTCTGCGCTCTCACTGTTATGTATCTGTTAAAAAGCGGAGAAGACCAGTGATATGCCCTGTTTGCGAGAAGTGGGTTAGGACG